TCCACCAGACCTACTAGATTCATTACCATCAGCATCTGTACTATCGTCTGGCACTAGGTTAAGTAGTCTTTGCAAAATGTATCGTGTCATATAGGTAATGCCACTACCAATTTGCTGACTACCTTTCTTGGTATCGTCCAAACAAATACATTCACTTTCGATAAATGTATCGCTAGGTATGTGTCGTAGTTGTATGTTGAGTATCGGTGAATTATGTTCATTTACTTTCATAGTGCCAATACAAATGATGTCGTGCTTTTGGAGTTCTTTCTCAATCACTGGCAACATATCTGCTACTTTCATATATTTAGCATTGAACATAGCATTGCTACCTTTAACTGTTACTTTTTTAAACTCACATTTTTGCAAGGCAGTATATATACTAGTTAGTCTGAATACTGTTTCCTCATTATTTTCTTTAGTCATTTGCTTTCTCCTTTCTTTCTATCTCTTTCATTGCAGCTTGTTCTGCTGCCAGTTCTAATTCAATCTCATGCTTCTGCTTTGTGATAAAAGATTCCATCTCTGCAATCACAAGTAGCTTTGCGAGTAGCTTTGATTGTCTAATCTGATTGTTTAGTCCGTCCATTGCTTTCTCCTTTCATTATGTCATAAGCAAGTTGTATTGGCTTTCGTAGCTTAATACTCCTTCTTCCGGTCTTCGATACTGATATTACTAGGTAATCATTGTACATCTCATACACATCATCTGTTACATGACTAAGCAGTCTTTTCTTTGCATCTGCATGCTTATCTGCTTCTGCCATAGTCTGTATGTATTCATGTGTATCATTAGTAAACTCATTACTATGACCCATACTCTTCTGAATCTTCCTATCAATTGGGATTGCATTGACTTCTGGGGGGTCTGCAATCCCATTGTCGGCAGGTCTTACCTTAGGAATAATATGATTGAGCCAAAACTTTTTCACAAGCTCCATAATTTTTGCAGCATATAGTTCGTTGTACTCGATATGGGACTGATGATACTTGCTACCATTGCCTTGTATGATTGATATGAATGCACCAGCACAATGATAACGAGTTCGTATTGGTCGTTGTTTCATTCTGTGTCTGTGCAAATGCATATAGAATTGTAACTGTGGCATGTATCTTTCGATAATATCTTGGATAGATGTAAATGGATTCGTATGCTTGCACTCGAGAACCCATTCCCTTTTATCTGAATGCTGTGTAATTAAACCATCAAGACTTGCAGCACAAGGAACACCATCAATAAGATAGACTCCAATTTTTTTATCTCTCTCAACCCAAGATGCATCGAGATGATTGCTATGCTGTTTCAAGAACCACTCAACATTAAGTTGCTCTGTGGTAATACCCATCTGAACTTGTAGATTATCAGATAAATCTTCTGGTTGTTTCTCTCCAATTTTTTCTAGGTAGAGATTCTCCCAGTCACCTTTTACTAATCGGATGGTATCACTACCACCCACGAATTTCGTTCTATCCATGTGCTTTCTCCTTATTTATATGGCGATTGTAGTTTCATTGATGCAACTGGTCAAGCCTTTTGTCTATCTGAGTTACAAAGTTTTGTCGTTCATCAACATTGTTTTTCATGATTGCATACACCTCAGAAAATGACGGAAAGATTTTGTAGTTCCGTATTGCCATTCCAAGAGCATGATGAACACAGTCTGCTGGTAAGACAGCAAGTTGCTCGAGGATAGCTTCACTCCTTTGCTCTACCTCTTCCATTGTTGAGTTGTAAGGTTTGTAGAAAAGAAACTTCCATTTTGCAATACGACTTTCCAGATGTTCTCTGTCCAATGGTGTCATGTATACTCGCATAACATCACTGGCTTTGAGTGCAGCAGTAGAATCAGTGCAAGTAATAAGAACCTTGTCTATGTTTACACCATTAATATCTAAGAGCTCTTGCTTCATCTTTATGTTTGCAAATGTTGGTGTACGGAATGCAAGCAATAGTTCAACTGCTCCCTCTCCGTCTTTTACTAAATGTATTTTGTTTTCTATCATGATGTCTCCTTCTTTGTTTTTGTTAATTGTTTTTCGATGTGTCGTTTATGATATGCCAAACTATTTTTCTCAATATCAACTAAGCGTTTGATAATATTGCTAGCTGATTCAAGAGATATAGGAAACGTAAACGCAACCATATCTTCCATAATATTTTCCCAGTCACTAACCTCAGCATATTGTTTGTCACCAACATGATAGGTTACACATGCTTTCTTTAGAGTTTCAATTATACGAAGGTTACGCAGCACTTGATTTTGTATTTTCCATAACTGTTTGCCTGTTGCTGGTTTATCAAAGTCCTTATCCAAGTTCATGTTAAGGGTTTCGATTTGTAAATTATTAAAGTCGATTTGTATTTCCATTTGGAACTCCTGTTGTTACTCTATGTTTGATTCATGCCGTATTAGATACGCAAAGACATCTTCCCATACCTCATCTTTTATGATGACGCAGTATCTGGGAGAACCCTTCTTGCGTTTACATACAGCAATGTCTTTGTCTTCTAGCAAATTAAATACATTAGGGAATTGACTGCTGTCTCTGTACTTGACCTCGACAATCAAGTTTTGACCAGCGACATCAACAGTCAAATCCCCTCTGTACTCACCACCTAAACTGCCCGATAGTGGTTGTTTCTTTGTACGAATACCTAAACTATTAAATAATTTTAGAAACCACCTTTCGTGATAGCTTCCTTTTGCTTTACTTTTGCTAACCATGTGTCCTCCTCATAGCATTTCATACATATCTTTGTACTTTTATAGAGGGATACAACAAAGTATTGGATTGTTTTACCACATGCATCGCATACTACTGATGCTCTGTTTTCCACACCTTTATCTTTTTTGAAGCGTGGCAAGGCGTTCAATAGCTTTTTCAATTTTTGCAGCAGTATCATAACGTAACTCTGTTCCTCTAAACTGTCGATAGTATGTTGTTTTTGATAATCCAGCCCAATCAAAAGCCTTGCGTAAGTCTACGCTCTGGTGTTCTGATTTTTCCGTAAGCTGCTGCAGATAACTTTTCATAGTCTACTTTGTTATCATCTCTCTTTATCATTTGCAAATATATATTGACCAGTTTCTTACCACTTCCGGTAATGTAATACTTTCTTGTTGTGCCAGGTGATTTGATATTTGCACCATAAATACTTCTAAGAACAGCATCACAAGGTAATGAAATTATTAATCCAAGTTTATGTTCAAGTGACTGTAATGTAGTTGATAAGGTTCCTTGCTTAACATCTGGTATGAGTTGACGTATATGATTTGATAATACTATTCTTTGTTCTTTTTGCTTTATCAAATAGTACAAAGCTGATAGTATTCTTATTTGGTTTTTAGTAATCATGACATTAATCCTTCAAACTGGGTGGCTTTTTAGGCCACCCTTTTTTTTTAAATATGAATCTTAAGTTGTTCATACATTTGTTGTGCTACATCTCGTAAGAAATCATCAAGAACAACTGAGTTCATGCCTAACTTCTCGACCATTGATTGTAACTCAGATACTGTTAAGCTGTCTAGCTCATCAGTAACAGTATCTTTTATCTGGTCATTGATTGGGTTACTCAACTTTGTCACCATAATGAATCTCTCGTACCTTCTCCATAGTCTTCTTCAACATCGAGCTTGGTGTTGGTACGTTGGCTTCGTTGCGTGAGTCATCTACAAAGTGATACATATCTGCTATTGCTTTGATTGATTCATGAACTTTGCCGAATGCATATCGTACATCCCAGCTTGGTATTCTTTCTTCATCATCTTTCAATGACTCATAGAATAACATGTCTGCTTGTATTCTTTGTTCAAGTGTTACCATTTCTTTTCCTCTTACTGATTTTTCTATACTCATAACATTAACTCCTGTTGTTGTGGCTCATCGCCTAGTTTTTCTATTAAGCTAGACAGAAACTGCTCATTGGTTGTTGCTTCATCACAATGAGTTGTACCTCCATAATGCTTTGACCTTCTTGCCAGCATGTATGAACGATACCCAGTTTCTGTTAGCGGACTCTTTACTTTAAAACCATTTACATTAGTTACATTCAGTTCGAAATGGTCAACTACATAGGGCATTCCATGCTCCGAATAGTTGAGATAATCTCTTCGAACCTTTACATCGTGTGTCAAGTTGTTCCACACAAATGTTCCTACTGTTTCATATTCATTGTTCCATTGGGTCATTGCTTATGTTCTCATAATGCTCTCGTTCCTGTTTAAAGAATGCTTTTGGTACTGGGATATCTTGACCACTATTAGCAAGGTTGAAGTTTGTAGCTTGCTTGTGTTCTTTTCTAAACCTTTCTTCTAGCCAATACTCAGCCCAAGTAACGTCACCTTTCTGTTGCATAGTTGTAACGATGTTGCAGCCATCTTGTTTTAGTATAAGAATCTGTGCTGCAAGTCTCATGCATCCATATTTCTTAAGTGCTTCAAGTGGTGATATACTTCCAAAGCGATGAAGATGATTGAATATCTTATCTCTTTGATTACTGAATCTTTCATTGATTGTTTCTGCTGTGTGTAGTTCCATGATTATCTCCTTACATGTATGGTTCGTTGATTGATTTTACTTCCCTGTACTCTAGTTGGTACTGTCCTTTGGGAAGTATTGCACACTTAACTAAGTCACGATTGACATAGAAACGAAACTCTTGGTCTCCATTCTCATGTTTACGAACTGTAGTGGTGTGTGATAGGAAGACATGACTGTTGTGTGATGAAGTTCCTACTCGAACCTCAACGTCACCAGTATTCCTGACTCCATAGCTTTTGTCTGACTTGTATATACAAGCAGATACTCTATTCCATATAGGATATTGTGCCATTTGCTTTCTCCATATTTAGTTTATCATTTGTTTTAAAAATTTACAAGCCCTCAGAACAAGAACAGATTGCATGGTCAAGGACACGAAGTGCCGAAGGTTGCCTTGACCAGAGAGCAAGATGTTTTTGTTAGAGGGGAAGCTCGTTGGTATATTAATAGGGTATTTATTTACCTACATGCTGACACCTCCATATGCATGTGAGTATTTAAGTTTAACTCTGTCATAGATTCTTTTGATTTCTACACAATGCTGGATTGCATCTGACAATGTGTTGAAGTAAAGCCTCTCGCAGAATCCATGCTCCCATTCTACTACTAGAAACTTACCTCTGGGTGCTGAATAGATTTCTACATTTCTATTTATCTTAAGCTGTGCGATTCTCTTGTCTCCACTTGTATCTAACGTAAACATATCTTCATCAATTTTTTCCATAGCTTTCTCCTTTGATTTTTATGGTTGATTCATACTCGTTACTGTACATTTCAATCTGACACTGGTGCGGTCAGCACTCACGCCAGCCACCACTCACCCCTTGCTTGCAGCTCGACGCAACAATAAGTGCCTAGCTTTACGCTGGCACTATTGAGCTAGAGCTGGTCAGCTAAGGGTCTCGATGACCCCTAACATGAACTGCTCAAATAATCCTGAGAATAAGATGGTAAACCAGAGAAACAGGAATGCTACTCCAACTACTTCTTCAATAAAATCTCTCATGGGTTCCTCCATAGCCAAATAATAAATCCCATAATTATTAGGTTACCTATCATGTAACAAGTGATTGCTGTTGCTAACATATCTTTCTCCTTTATAAATAAGATGAGCAGTTTATAGACTTGCTCAGGTCTTTCGTGTTTAGCTTTCAGACTTAAGCTGCTTCTTTGTTGATACTGTATTATCAATAGTCTCTGATGCACGCTTTGGCATCTCAGCAAGAGTCCTTCTAGGTGTTGCATCTAAGTTCTGAGACTCAAGCACTTTATTCACAGCTTGTTTCATCTCTCTCAACTCTGATTGAGTCACCTTAGCTTGCTCGATTTGATTGTCCAATCTTTCTAGCGTGGTGGAGACTGTGTTAGTCGTTGTGCATCTCTCATGCTCTGCGTCATACTCAGCTGATTTGTCTGCTATGTATTTATCCTTGTTTTTAATCTTGAATTCAAGGTCTGCACTAGCTTTGTCTAGCTCGTAATAACGCTGCCAGTCATTTGAGATATGGTCGTAGTATGCTCTTACGTGTGTTACTAAATCTTTACTCATGATATTACTCCTTTTATATATTGTTAATTTATGCAGACAGGTGTCCAGCAAAGGGCTGTAAGTCAACAGCTAATTTGTTTCGCGAGGAATAGCCCTTGGGCTAGGGGAAATTAGTTGTTGAAGGTAATACAAAGATTCGCCAGCTTCTGTGCTGGCAAATATGCACCGCCTTACGTATGCCCTTTGCTGGTAAGACTGGTTAGTAAATTAACACTATAAAAGGACTATATTATGGGTGAAGCATTTATGTGACCTCGTAAGAAGCATACGGAGACCATATCTTGAATGACCTCTTTGGTGGCTGTATTGGGTGCTGGACATAGAAGCTAGTGAAATTAAGACCTTGACATGAATGGTAAAAACAAGGTTAAATCATGGCGAACACAATCAGCATATGACCAGAAGGAGAGATGCTCAATGACATACAGGCTAACAACAAAGCAGAAAGCATTGGTTGATACACTCGTAGCAAGTGGTGGCTCAATCACAGATGCGAGTAAACAAGCTGGATACAGTGCTGGAGAATCAGGCAGAGTGACTGCTAGTAAGGCTTTGAGATTGCCACATGTGCAACAGTACATGATGACTTGTATCAACGAGCAGTTAAGTATGAATGCTACGAAAGCCCTGAGTAAGCTAGTAACATTGTCTGATAAAGCAAAGAGTGAGTATGTGCAACTAGAAGCTAGCAAAGATTTACTAGATAGGGCTGGTTTCAAAGCAGTAGACAGAGTAATGCATAATCATATTGGTTCGATATCAGTCAACATAGACCTATCATAATTTGCTGATAGTATGCTGTGCAATATAGCTGTAGTAGGGGGTAACCCTAAAAGTTACACTACTACAGTTGCAAGAGATAGTACGCTGACATTTTGGGAGAAAAAAGCTCGATGAAAATATTTACTATTGTAAAGGGATTGATTATGCGTGTTGCTGTGTTAATGTCTAATATATTGAGAAGGAAAAAAGATGGCGAAGACTCCAGCTTGGCAAAGAAAGGCGGGGAAGAATCCGAAGGGAGGACTCAACGCAAAAGGTCGAGCAAGTTACAAGAAGGGAACTCTAAAAGCTCCAGTAAAGTCAGGGGACAACCCAAGAAGGGCAAGTTTTCTGGCAAGGATGGGGGGAATGCGAGGACCGGAAAAGGATTCAAAGGGACGACCAACTCGACTTCTTCTCAGCCTAAGAGCGTGGGGAGCGTCAAGCAAAGCCGACGCAAAGAGAAAAGCAGCGGCAATCTCACGAAGAAATAAAAACAAAAAGAAAGGATAATACTATGCCTATGGGAAAAGGAACTTACGGAAGCAAGAAAGGTAGACCACCAGCAAAGAAGAATGGTTTGTCTGCAAAGCAGAAGACTCTACCAAAGAATCTTCAATCTAAAATTATGGCATCTAAGAAGAAAAAGTAATGGCAGTTAACGCAGCTGGAAATTATACACAGCCTAAGATGAGGGCTGCACTTTTTCGCAGAATTAAGGCTAGTGGTAAAGGTGGTAATCCTGGACAATGGTCTGCACGAAAAGCACAGATGTTAGCCAAACAATATAAAGCCAAAGGTGGTGGATATACCTAATGGCTTTAGCAAAGAGTCAGAGAAGCCTACGAGCATGGACAAGGCAAAAGTGGCGAACTAAGTCTGGTAAACCCTCTCTTAAAACTGGGGAGAGGTATTTGCCAGAGTCTGCAATAAAGTCATTGAGTGATGCAGAGTATCGAGCAACCACTCGAAAGAAAAGAGCAGCAATGCGTAAGGGCAAACAAGTTGCTAAACAACCAAAGAAGATTGCAAAGAAGACAGCATCACATAGAAAGTTTACATGAGTTTTCTCAATACCCTCAAACCAGAAGAACACAGAATGCTAAGAAGAATTGTAAAGGATATACACTTTCAATACTTTGATGAAAAGCATGGTGCATCATTTGTTTCTAACAAGATGCTTGATAATATTATTGAAGCTAGGGGACAGGAAGCTATAGAGAAATTATTAAAGGCTGGGATTGATAAAGGTCTGAGATAATATGAAGTTTACATACAAGCCTGATGGTGAAGTTCTTAAAGATTTTATGAAGGACAGTAGTTTCTTTAGAGGGATTCGAGGTCCAGTTGGTTCTGGTAAATCTGTTGCGTGTTGCATAGAAGTATTCCGAAGAGCTCTCGAGCAGAAGCCAAATGATGATGGGATTCGTAAATCACGTTGGGCTATCATAAGAAATACAAACCCACAGCTTAGAACTACAACAATTAAGACTTGGTTAGATTGGTTTCCAGAATCAGATTGGGGAAATTTTAAGTGGTCAGTTCCGTATACTCACCACATTATTATGAATGACTTAGACCTTGAGGTTATCTTTCTTGCTCTTGACAGACCAGAAGATGTAAAGAAACTTCTTTCTCTTGAGCTAACTGGTATATGGGTGAATGAAGCTAGAGAAATTCCAAAGAGTATTGTTGATGCGTGTACTATGCGTGTTGGTAGATATCCAAGTATGAGAGAAGGTGGTGCCAGTTGGTCTGGTGTTATCTGTGATACTAACGCACCAGAAGAAGACCATTGGTGGGCTATCATGTCAGGGGAAGTTCCCATTCCTGACCACATTCCAAGAGAGCAAGCAACTATGTTGGTGAAGCCTGAGAACTGGAGATTCTATACACAGCCAGCAGCAATGATAGAAAATCTTGGAGAGAAGGGCGAAATAATATCTTATTCCCCCACACCTAAAGCAGAGAACAGCAAAAACATATTGCAAAGTTATTACCCAAATATTGTAAACGGAAAAACAAAAAGTTGGATAGATGTGTATGTAATGAATCGTCTAGGTATGATTCAAGATGGCAAGCCAGTCTATCCAGACTTTGTAAGTGATACACATATTGCACAAGAGGAAATACCAGTTGCTATTGGTGTTCCTTTATATATTGGGATTGATTTTGGTCTTACTCCATCTGCTGTGTTTGCTCAGAAGGTTCGAGGTCGATGGTTAATACAGTCTGAGATTGTAGCTATTGACATGGGTATAGTTCGTTTTGCAGAATTACTTAGACAAGAAATTGCTACACGATTTAATAGTCTTGATGTGTATATCTATGGTGACCCAGCTGGAGATTTTAGAGCGCAGACAGATGAGTCAACTCCTTTTCAAATTTTAAGGGGTGCTGGATTAAAAGCAACACCAGCTCCAAGTAATAGTATTGACTTAAGACTTGAGTCTGTTTCTTCACAACTAAACAAAATGGTAGATGGAAAGTCTGGGTTCTTAATGGATAGAAGATGTCCACAACTTATAAAAGGATTTCAAGGTGGCTACTGCTATAGAAGAATGCAAGTGTCTGGGGAGAGATATGATGATAAACCTGAGAAAAATATGTATTCTCATTGCCATGATGCCTTGCAATATCTAATGTTAGGTGCTGGAGAAGGAAGAAGTTTGATGACTGGTCAGCAACCAATCAAAGCGTTCAACGCAAGAAAAGGCTTTGATTTATTTAAAAGACCTAGTATTAGTAGAAAGAAGAACTTTTTCGGAATGGACATAAGGAGATAAGTATGTGCTTTGGTGGTGGTGGTAGCCCAACTCCAGAACCTAGACAAGAGGTAAAGGAAGAAACAAAGGCTGCACAAAAAGAAGAAGAAGAACAAAAAATTGTTAATAGACAAAAAGCTCTTGAAGAAGAAGTAGAAACAACAGGTCCAGTCAAAACAAGTTTATTCTATGACACTGGTGGAACAGTATTCAGAAGAAAAGTAGGTAGAGGTTCTTTGTTCACAAGCTCCCCAGGGGGTTCTGGTTTTCTTAATCAAGGTACGCAACAAAATCAAACTGGTTTAAGAAGGTACTAATATGCATATCGGTATGCCAACAGAGCCGAAAGAATTAGCCAAATACTATAAAGAAAAATTTGAAAAAGCTAAGACTGTACGTCAGCACTTTGAAGATGTGTTTGATGACTGTTACGAATATACAATGCCTATGCGAGAAACATTTAAAACAAAGACCATAGGAGAACGTAGGGATGAAAGAATATTTGATGAGACTGCTGTCGTTGGAGTACAGGAATTTGCATCAAGACTCCAGCAAGGGCTTGTCCCCAACTTTGCTCGTTGGGCTGATTTTGCTGCTGGCTCAGAAATACCCTTAGAAGAACGTGATGAAATTAATAATGATTTAGAGCTAATAACAGAATACGTTTTTGAAGTATTGCAGAACTCAAACTTTGCTCAAGAGGTTCATGAGTCGTTTATGGATTTAGCTGTTGGTACTGGTGTGCTTCATGTTTCAGAGGGAGATGCTATTAATCCAATATCTTTTTCTGCTATACCCTTACCTCATGTGGTTCTTGATGTTGGTCCTGATGATAACATTGACCATGTATATAGAGAGCGACAAGTTCGATATTCAGATTTACATATACTATTTCCAGAGCAAGAGATGCCACAAGAGTTAACTAACTCTATGATTTCTAAGCCTGACTCAAAAACAAAATTGTTAGAGATTGTATGTAAAGATTATTCAAAGCTCAATGAAGATGCGTTTATGTATATATGTATAGAGCTGAATACATTATCTATTCTTAAAAAAGAATCTCTTGTTGGTACTGGTAGCAATCCATATATATGTTTTCGCTGGAATACATGTGCTGGTGAGGTATATGGGAGAGGTCCAATATTCAACTGTTTGAGTGCAATTAAAACTACTAACCTAACAGTAGAGTCAATTCTTAATAATGCAGCAATGGCAATATCTGGAATCTATCAGATGGATGATGATGGTGTAATTAATCCTGATACAATTAATTTAGTGCCTGGGACTGTAATTCCAAAAGCACCAAACTCTGCTGGATTGCAACCAATTAAACAAGCTGGTGACCTTAACTTTACAAACTTTGTACTGAGTGATATGCGTCAGAATATTAAGAGAGCATTGTATAATGATATGCTTGGTAATCCAGATAGGACACCAGCAAGTGCAACAGAAGTTGCAGAAAGAATGGCAGACTTAAGTAGACGTATGGGTTCTGCTTTTGGTAGATTACAAGCTGAAATGGTTCAGCCAGTATTACAAAGAGTTGTATTCATTTTAAAAAAGCAAGGTCGTATAGAGATACCTACTTTGAATGGTAGACAAATAAAAGTGAAGTCTGTTTCACCATTGGCTCAAGCACAATCTAATCAAGATATATCTGCAATAGCAAGATGGCTAGAACTTGTAGGAGGTTCATTTGGACCACAGACAGTAAACCTTTTAGTTAATACAGAAGAAACCGCAGCACATTTAGCAAGGAAGTTTGGTGTACCTGATACTCTGATAAGAGATTTAGAAGAACGTAAACTACTGGTACAAACTGCACAGCAGTTAGCTCAACAACAAATGATGCAGCCACAACAAATGGAGGAAGCACCAAATGAACAAGCAGCAGAGTAAACCAATTGTAACTAGTAATATTGATGGCTTTCCAAGATATCAAGTAGATGAAGAGACAGTTAGTTTGAATACACATGCTTTGTTCAATACTCCAGTTGGTAAAGAAGTATTAAAATATTTACGTTCTATAACTATTGAAGCAGTACATGGTTCAGCAGTTACAGACGAAGTGCTTAGACATGCAGAGGGTGCTAGGTACATTGTAGGTGTTATTGAAAGACGAATAGCACATGGTGATAAAGTAGCAAGAGAGGATTAATATGAGTGAAGAACAAACATCAACAACAGTAGCAGAACAAGTAGAGACTAATAATACCCCTACAACTGATACAACTCCTACAACCGATACAACTCCTACAACTGAACAACCAATAGATTCTATGGGTGAACGACCAGCTTGGTTGCCAGAAAAATTTAAATCGGCAGAGGATATGGCTAGCTCCTATTCACAACTTGAAGGTAAGTTAAGCCAGAAAGAAGATGATATTAAATCACAAGTTATGAAAGACTTGGAAACAGAAGCATATAAAGACAGACCGGAAAAGAAAGGTGATTACATATTACCAGAAGGTATTGATGATGAGCTTGCTAAGAGTAATGATTTACTAGAGTGGTGGGCTGAACAATCTTATGAAAATGGTTATAGCCAAGATGAGTTTGCTGAAGGCATTGAGATGTATAAGAAAGCAATGAATATTGGCATGTCTGACCCAGAATCGGAGATGAAAAACTTAGGGGATAATGCTATTGAAAGAGTCCAAGCAGTAGAGCTATGGTCAAATAAGTTTTTTAAACCAGAGCAACATGCAGAAATTGCTAATCTTTGTGCAACAGCAGAAGGTGTAAAGGCAATGGAAACTGTTATGAATGCTTTGAAAACAACCACATCTATAGGTGATGCAACACCAACTGGTCAGCAATCAGAAGATGGATTGCGAGAGATGATGAAAGACGAAAGATACTGGAACATGTCAAAGCGTGACCCAAGCTATGTTCGTCAAGTAGAAGAAGGTTTCCAAAAACTTTATAACAAATGACATACATTCAGAAAGGACAGTTTGAGTTTAGACCATGCAAACTTTCTGATGTAGACCACCTTGTTAATAATTTAAGAATCTCTGATGTTCGAGAGTGTGCATTAGTTGGTGCATCTCCAGAGATGGCACTTGCTGTTCCATTTTTAGAAGATGGTGCAAAGGGATTTACTATAACACACAAAGGTAATCCTATAGGTATGTGTGGTGTTACTCCTCTCGATGACGTTATGCACATTGGTAGAATATGGTTTCTTGGGACAGAAATGATTAATAAACATTGGTTATTTATATTCAAACACAGCAAATTAATACTATCGTTTCTTAAAATAGACTTTGATTTTGTAGAAAACTTTGTTCCAAAAGACCAAATACAAACTATAAAATGGTTAGAATCTATGGGGTTCCATCAAGAAGATGACATATATTTCTTTGATAATGTACCCTTTATTAAACTTTACTATTGCAATTTAGATAATTTTGAGCAAAGAATGAGTAAGTCAAGACCCACTATGCATTGAGTGACCCCTTGTGGACAATCATGTTAAGATGCAAAACGGACAATCAGCGACGTAATTGAAACTTAACAATGGAGCTGAATAATGGCAAATACAATTGATACAGCCTTTATTAAACAGTTCGAGTCTGATGTTCACATGGCATATCAGCGTATGGGTTCTAAACTAAGGAATACTGTTCGTCTGGTTGGCAATGTAGCTGGGAACGTAGTACGTTTTCAAAAGATTGGAACTGGTAGTGCGTCTACTAAATCGAGAAATGGTATGGTAACACCTATGGAGCTAACACATACAACTGTGGAAGCAACCATGAGTGATTTCTATGCTGCCGAATATATCGACAAACTAGATGAACTCAAAACAAACATCGACGAAAGACAAGCAGTAGCAACAAGTGCTGCAGCTGCTCTTGGTCGAAAAACTGACGAAATCCTGTATACAGCAATGGATGCTGGAGCTAACTCAACTCAAATACATGACACAAGTAGTGCTGTTGAAAAAGCAGACTTACTATCATTGTTTGAAACTTTTGGTTCTGCAAACATTCCTGAGGATGGTGGTCGTTATCTTGCTATGCACCCAAAGGGATTTGCAGACTTATTCTTAATAAATGAGTTTGCATCATCTGACTTTGTTGGTGAGCAAAACCTACCATTTGCTGGTGGTATGACAATGAAGCAGTTTCTAGGCTTCAACATATTCTCTACTTCTGCAATTACTGCTGGTAAGAATATGGCTTATCATACTACTTCTATAGGACTAGGAGTAAACTCTGATGTTTCCACAGAGATAAATTATATCCCTGAGAAAGCATCTCATCTTGCAACATCTATGATGTCAATGGGTGCTGTTGTTATTGATGACAATGGTATCTATGAAGTCTTAGATAACAATTAATAGGAGGTATTGAAATGGCTTATAGTGCTAGTGGATTATCTCGATTAGCTGGTTCATCAAATATGAACTTGTGGAGCTATGTAACCGCAGATGCTATTGCAACTGTAAACACAGAAGGTTACTTTAATAGTGCCGCAAATATGCTTGCTGTTCGAGATGTTATTATTGTTGCTGACACAAACACTCCTACAACCAATTTTGTAAGTGTTCTGTCAAATACTGGTACTGTTGTAGATGTATCTAATGGTACAGCTATTGTTGAAACAGATGGCGATTAAGGATAGGGGGAGAAATCCCCCTACTCTATTATGGCAGTAGTTAGCACCAAATCAGATTCAGCTGTAGATATTTGCAATAGAGGTTTAATCTTTATTGGAGCAGAACCTATTACATCTTTTGACGATGGCACGACAGAAGCAAGAGTTGCAGCAAATGTTTATGAAGATGTTGTGCAATCATCTCTCACCAACGCAAGATGGAGATTTGCAACAAACCAACAAGAACTAAATAGGCTAACAGATGCACCTACTGCACGATATGATTTAGCTTATCAACAACCAAATGACACACTTATTATTCACGCAATAACAGTAAATGATAATCCTATAGAGTATCAAATATATGGAGATATGATATATGCAGATACTACTAGCACAGATAAAGTTATTGCAGATTATACATTTAGACAATCAGAAGAATTTTTTCCAAGTTATTTTATAATGGCAGTAGCCTATGGATTGGCACAAGTCTTTGCCACATCTATAGCTAGGGATGGTTCTCTTACTCAAACAATGGCTACTCTTGCTGATAGGGCTATGTTAAAAGCAAGAAGTGTAGACTCGCAACAACAGACAACAAGAAAACTTATTACTGGAAGGTTTGTTCAGAACAGGAGATAACCATGAGAAAGTTGAGAGTACCTTTATCAAACTTTCAGTTTGGTGAAATAAGTCCTTCTCTAATTTCAAGAACAGACTCAAAAGTATATTCCAACTCAGCACAGAAAGTAGAAAACTTTTTTATAAGGGCAGAGGGTGGTGTTATAAAGAGGTCTGGTCTTAGCAATATATATGAGTTTGATACCTCTATAGATACAAGTAAGGTGCAGCAACATAGAATAGTACCATTTATATTCTCTGATGATGAACGATACATAATCTCATTAGAAAATTTAAAGATAAGAGTGTTTAGAGTTGATACATCTTTTAATGTAACTCTTGCTACAACAATAACACAAGATAGCAGTAGTGCAGCTTTACCATTTACACATGACAACATTCATCAAGTAACATATGCACAGTCAGGTGACACAATGTTTATTGCTCACCAAACTTTTATGGTAAGAAAACTTGTACGAACAGGGCTTACTTCTTTTGCTGTTGAAACATATACGTTTGACCAAAACTCAGCAGACACAATAGTTCATCAACCTTACTTTAGTTTTCAAACCCCAGGAGTAACTTTAGACCCAAGTGCAACTAGCGGAAGTAGTGTTACCTTCACCACAAGTTCAGCATATTGGGATACAACTGGTTCACAGTCTGGAGGTAATTACCCTAACTCAAAACACATAGGAATAAATTTTAGATATAATGATGCAGAGTTTCAGATAACTTCTGTACAATCAGCAACACAAGCAACTGGAACAGTATTTGGCAATCTTAAAAGAAGACTTAAGGTAGATTCTTTTAGAACAAATGAAGGTGTTGGGACTGTAAGAGTAACATTAGTTTCTCATGGTTTATCTGCTAGTGATGCCTTTACTGTTGCTGACGCATCTGCTGTTGGTGGTATAGCTAGGTCGAATCTAAATGGTTCGAGAACAGTAGCAGAAGTAATTGATGATAATACATTTACATTTACTGCTGGAGCAAACGCAACATCAGCAACTGCTGGTGGTGGCACACCTACATTGGAAACTCATGCACCAGTTACAGAATGGTCTGAACAATCTTATTCTGCACTAAGAGGATTTCCAGCAGCAGTAGCATTTCACCAAAATAGATTATGGTATGGTGGCACTCTTGGACAGCCAGATGGATTATGGGGAAGCAAAACTGCAACATATTTTAACTTTGATGTAGGTGATGCAGAGGATGATGATGCTATAGATATTACTACCAGTATTGGAGAAGTTAATACTATACGTCACATTATATCTAATAAAGACCTACATGTCTTTACATCTACAGATGAATTTATATTACCAGCATTACAAGGACAAGTTACTACACCAACAAATGCATCTATAGAAAGACAGACATCATTTGGTTCTTCCTTTCTTCGACCTTACATATATGACGGAGCAACAGTATTTGTAGATTCATCTGGTGCAATGGTACGAGAGTTTATCTTTGCTGATGCTGTGAAAGGATATACCGGTCAACCTATATCTACCTTATCAAGTCATCTTATTAATACACCAATACAAATGAGTATGCTTTCTGGTGCTATCGGCAGAGCAGAAAATTATTTGTTTATAGTTGATGCTGATGGTACTCTTGCTGTGTTTAATTCTAATCGAGTGGAACAAAGAGCTGGTTGGACGCAGTTCACATCTCAAGGAAGTTTCCATTCATGTTGTGTAATTGATACTCATGTTTATGCAGTTGTTAAATTTGATAAAGGTGACGGCACTAACAAATATTTTCTTTGTGAGTTTAGCAATACTTTTAATACTGATTTGGCTAAAACTTATTCTGGTTCTAATGGGGTCTTCAGCGTTAGTTCCGATTTCGCCAATGGAGCTGTGGTTGATGTGGTCAATGGTACTTTTTATCTTGGGAGTTTTACTGTGTCTGGTGGTAACGTGGATGTATCGTCAGTAGACTCTGCAATATCTTCAGCAGAAATAGGTTTGAAGTTTGATGTTACTTTAAAAACAAATCCCATAGATGCACAAGTAGCAGATGGACCTTTGACTGGACAACCTCGAACAGTACAAAGAGTAGTCCTTGATTTAAATAATACTCTTTCCGTAACTGTAAATAATACTAATTTAATTATACGTCAGGTAACTGATGATATGAGCCAGCCAAGAAATGCAGTTACTGGTAAAAAAGAATTTAGGTTACTAGGGTTTGGTACAGACCCACAAATAACTATTACACAGAATGCACCATTGGCATTACAAATTAATTCAATAGTAGCGGAGGTAGCTTTTTAATGATTCAGTTTTTACAAATACTAGGTGCTGTTGGTTCTGTTATGTCTGTTGCATCTACTGTTGCAGCTGGAGATGCAGCAAGACAACAAGCAGAATCAAAAGCAAGAGAAGCAGAAGAAGATAGAAAAAGAAATGCACTTAAGTTTGCACAAATGCATAATGACAGACTGGATAAATATTTTTCTGATAGAGCTATAAATAATGCTAATCTATTTGGTGGGACTGGTAGAGATAAAGGTACAGATAGAAGTTTGAAAGCATTTAGAAGAAAGCAAGAAGAAACTGTAGGTAAAGATGTTACAAGAATGGATAGACAGGCATTGTTTACAGATGACAAATCAAGAAGACAAGCAGAACAATTTAGGATAGAAGGTGAAGCTAAACAAAGAGCTTACTATCTACGAGCTGTTTCGCAAGGCATTCAAGGTTTTTACAATATGAATAAGACAAGTGTATAATGGCAGTTAAAGTAATTAAACAAGCTGTATCTTTTAGAAATCAACCAATAGGATTGATACAAAGGTCTAATGCTGTTGAGCAATCTTTTGTTAGCACAGCAGAAAGTATTAATCAGCTCAATAAGATTACGTTTGATGAGTTGGCAGCTAATGCAAAAGAAACTGGAGAAGAGAGAGCAAGGTCTGTACCAATAGAATCCTTCACTACCCTTGATGAGAACGGAAAGTTTAAGGCTTATTCTACTGAAGAATTTACAAAGATGGGTTCTATAGGTCAAAAGGCTTTTGAGCAATTAGCTGAAAAACGCTACATGAAAAGTGTAGAAGATGACATTAAGTTACGCAGTAAGGAACTAAGAGCAAAGTATCAAACAACTGTAGGTGGCGACCAAGCATTCAATAATGCTATGTCTGATTATGTTGATAAGATTGTTGATAACAGTCCTGATGAATTTAAGAATATTATTAAAGATGCTGGTGAAGCAACAGTTCGTGACCATGTAGCAGACTTAACTTTACTGCAAGTAAAAGCAGCTCAAGCACGAAACGAGACAATGATTAATAATGACGTAGCTGAGTTTTTATTTAATTTAGAAACTGGATTAGAGCAAGGCAATACACAGCTTATATCAGCAAGTCTTAATCAAATGGATAATATAATTAAGAGTGCTGAAATGCATGAGCAAACATCTCTTGATGCATCAAGTAAAAATTATGCACAAGGTGTACGAAGGAAGATGAAAGCAATAGGAACAAAGACTGCTGTTGCTTCTTTATATGACCAGCCTTTAGCAAAAGAAGAAATACCAGCACTTAACATATATCTTTCTACTGGATTTAAGGATGCTGTGTTAGAAGCAAATCCAGAACTATTAAATCAAGCGTCAGAAGTAAGACGTAATATGAAATATTATGAGCAAGAGTTTGTATCTAACTATTCAAAGAAGCTAGCGGTCGCTAAAAATTCTATAGTAGCAAGCTCAGATTCATCAAGTTCTACTGGTAAGAATGCAAAAAAAGATGCAGCTTTTAATGCTATTGATGACATCTTTGATGAATATAAAAACTTAAAAAATACAGACCAAGCTGTTTATAACGATTATTTAAAAAGAATAGTTGACGTTGCAAGAAACGCTGGACCTGATGTTATGCTAACTTCATCAATTGAAGATACTTATGAAAAACTATTGCAAGGTGATGTTGTT